AATGATTGCGGTGTTGTAAATTCATTTTTATTAAGAAGGTTAGCAGTCACCATAGCTCCCGCCTTTAATCTAGAATCTCCAGGTACAGATAATTTTAATACGCCAGAAGCTAAAGAATCAGCATATGCTTTTTGAACTGGTGTTTGTTCAGGTATGTATGACTTACCGCCAAGACCAACTTTTTTTTCGTTTGAAACTGGTAAAACTGCAACATAACCTGGTTCTGAATCGTGTTCAGAAATATAACTTTTCTTTATACGATTATCAACACCCTCTTTTTTAGCTTCATCTTCTGGCTTTTTATTATTTTGTTTTCTTTTATATTCAAGAGTAAACATGTTAAATGTGTTATATTCACTATTCAAAACACCAGAAGATGTTGATTTACCGATATCCATCTGTTGAGGAATTTCAGCTGATATTATGTTACCGCCCTGCGCAGCGAAAAAATTGCTACCAGTAGCTGAATTTTGAACAAGAGTCTTTACTATTTTTCTATCTTTAAAAATTTTTTCAAGAGTCGTAAAATGATAGCCGTCTTGATTTTCAAAAAATATGTAAGTAGAAGATTTACTAGTCGGCGAAACACTGCGGCGACGAATAGAATCTATCGCAGCGAAAGGTTTCTGACGCTGGACAACATAATTTTGCATTCCTTTAGTTTCTTCAACATTTAATTTTTTATCGCTCTTTAAAAACTCTTTAAAAATATCCTCAACCATTTTCGAAAATTCTTTTTTGTCATAAGACTTACTAATATACTTGTCTTTTGAATTAAGTATTTCTTTTGAAATTGCTTCTATTACATACGATTTTGATTTTTGACCAGGTGGCGAACTAGTGCTTTGAATACTGTTAACTACAAATTTGTATTCAGCTGCCTGACCGCCAGGATGATTGAAGGATAATGAAATTTCTTCGCCGCCAGATAGTTTTTGTTTACCTAGATAATCTGCGGTATCAAGAATAGTTATATTAGCCACTATACCAGGAGTGTATATACTTTCGTAAACATCAAATGAAACGAAACTCTTGGTGTAGTCGAATTGACCGATCACCAACTCGTTAACATTAATATCTCCAGGATTAAATGCGGTCATTGATTAAGAGCTCTTTTTAGTTCTAGAGACGCTGTAATCGAAAACTCTGGAGCAAGTAAACGAATAGTTTGACGTTTAGAATTTTTGATATCTTCAACGTCATAATATGTTACTTCCGACCAGTAAATTCTTTCTTCATCTGATATATTTTTAGCAATCAGAGTTGCAGCCGTAACATTTGCTGTTGTCCCGCCAGCAGTAATCGTTCCTGTTTGGGTGTTAGATTCGCCAAATACCTGATGTATGCGAATTACTGAACTATTTGAAAACAGAACCTGACCATTTGAAACCGCTACCGAAGAGCTATTAGAAATAGTCACCTTGTCATCTAATTTTAAATTGATATCAGCGTCGACTGTATATTCCCAAATTTGGTTTGTGTTCACAACCCAATCAACTTCTTTTCTTTTATATTCTAAAATTTCTTTTCCGCCATAAACTGGTTCAAAATACTTTTTACCTTCTTCAAGTAAATTATATGCGTCAATAGTAATCGTTTGTGGATTATTATACCAGTTATTGTTCCAGTATGCGACACGACCTTGCGCATTAGCATAGTCACCATACTTCTTTAGAATAAATTGTTGAAATTCATACTGACCTAAATTCCAATCATAATACGGATCTATTACATTGTTGACCAGATAAATCAACCAAGAAGTATATGGATCCTGATAAACATCGTAGGCTATGTTATCCGCTCTTGGAGAATTTTCTAACTGATAGTTATAATACACATTTGGTTCGTTTACAACTTTATCTAGAGGTTTTACTCTAGACATAATGTTTCTTACAGAATAACCATTATATGTTATGATTGGAAATTTTTCGAAATATCTTTGCATCAGTTACTACCACCAAAACTATTTTTAAGGAAGTATTCTACTTCTTTTACAGAAATGCTAATTTCAACTGCAGTAGGTCTTCCGTTGTTATGGAAAGAGGGGACGCCATCTGGTGCATAATTTATAGAGCTATTTTCTATAACGCCATATTTAAATGGATATAGCTGCCCACCACCAGCAACTAGGGTTGGCTTAATTAAGCTAGGATATCCTAAAACTGCGCCGCCGCCGATCGCTTGTCTTTCTGGCAACTGGTGCCATCTAAGAGTTTGTGATAACGAAAACAACGACTGAGATTCTTGCTGGTTTCTTGGATAAAATCTCCAGGACATAGAATACGTTCTGTAATTTGGCGATTTGAATAAAACAGTCAAGAATGGATTCGCTGTGATGCCGAATGCCGCGCTAACAATATTAGCAAGACCAAGACCTTCCGCTGCGCCCGAAACGCCGCCTACGGCGAGAGCCTCACCAGCCTCTTTAATTTTACTCGATCCCGCACTTGGGTTGTGACCCATCAAAGCACTTCCTGCACCACCCAAAGCCGTTCCGAGCGCTTCTTCGCCAAAAGACACGCCTTGCGCATCAACCAAGTTTACAGGAATTGGAACTTTCCATATATGTTGTCTCGTAGCAGTGCCGATGTTATTCATATCGGCGCGGCTATATTTGAAAAATTCTAGAGAGCAATAATATCTTGCTGATAAATTACTAGGAAATTGACCGCTACCAACGCTACCTGGAGGAGCTACATTACCAGGCGTGTTAACGCCGAGTTTGTTTAGTAAATTTTTGCCTTCCTGTACTAGATCTACCATTCATTTATCCTTGATAAATACTTATTATTATTTATTTGCGATTCAGGAACATGTCTTACAAAGGTTATTTTAAACCAAAAAATCCTCAGAAATATAGAGGGAATCCTACAAATATTATTTATCGTTCTCGCTGGGAACTTAAACTTATGTCGCATCTTGACGATCATCCAGATGTTGTTGAGTGGAGTTCCGAGGAATTTTTTATTCCATATCGCTCGCCAGTTGACGGTAAAATTCATCGCTACTTCCCAGATTTTTATGTAAAAAAGATAAATAGAGAGGGGTTAGTAGAAACAGCAATAATAGAGGTTAAGCCGTTAGCGCAGACTATGGAACCTAAAAAGCAGCCAAAGCCCTCTCGTAAGTATATAACTGAAGTTATGACATATGGTGTGAATCAGGCGAAATGGAAAGCGGCAAGAGAATTCTGTGCCGACAGAAGGTGGACGTTTCACATCTTTACCGAAAAAGAATTAGGTATTAATTTCTGATGGTCGCATATGTATTTCAATCACTAGCCAATAAAGGCGCGAAGGCGGGAGTTGATTCTCTTAGCCCACAAGAAGCCATAGATTGGTATCGCGCCGAAGCTCAAAAGATAGCTAGCGTAAATAATAATCGTTTGATGAACGATAAAGAAAATGTAAGAACGGGAGTTCGTACGACTGATATTGGCAAAATGTTTATGTTCTTTTATGACCCGAAGTTGAAGCAGGTTCTACCATACTACGACAAGTTTCCATTGATTATGTTAGTCAACGTAGATTCGGATGGATTCACAGGATTGAATCTCCACTATCTACCGCCAAAGCTACGCGCACAGCTAATGGATGCGCTATACAGTTTACGTAACAACAATAAATATAATGATAGCACAAAGTTGAAAATTTCATACGAGATTCTAACGAGTGCTTCTAAGTTTCGTTATTTCGCGCCATGCTTTAAACGATATCTATACGATCATTTACAGAGTAACTTTCTGTATGTTTCGGCTGATAATTGGGATAAGGCGCTGATGCTGCCAACTGAAAGATTTGCTAAGGCTAGTACTAGTACAGTTTATCAAGAATCGCAAAGAATGGTAAGACGATAATGCCTTTTAATATAGCAGAATTCAAAGCCAACATCGCCAACGGTGGCGGCTTAATGAAAAAGAACAAATTTGCTATTACATTAACGCCACCAAGGGCGATAATGCAACGCGCTGTTGGCGGCGTTAGTATGTATAGCATTAACAGAACATTAGAGTTCTATGCTGAAAGTGCAGCTATTCCTGGCATAAGCATGCAAACTGCCGAGATCCGTCGTCAAGGTGTAGGTAATCTCGAAAAAGTAGTTTACGGCGCTGCGTTTACTGATATTGATATTCGTTTTCTAGTTGATCAATATTCAGACAACTTTAAGTTTTTCCAATCTTGGGCGGACGTAATTTACAATTATAACCCAAGTCGTGGTACAGAATATGAAATGGCGTATAAGGATGATTATACTACAACGATAACTCTTTTCGTTTACAACGAAATAAATCCTGAAACACCGATCATGATCGTTGATCTGTATGATGCGTTTCCAGTTTCTATATCTGATATGCCGATAGATTGGGGTAGTACAGATCTTATGAAATTAAATATACGTTTTAATTTCAATTCTTGGAGCGAAAGAAATATCCCTGGTTTCGGTATTCGTGGTCTTGGTGGATTACTAAATCTATTGAGCACTGGTCTAGGAGGAACTGTTCTTGGTATCAATTTGGGTGTCGGTATTGCGGATTCGCTGTTAAATAATAACAGTCTAGGAACCCAAACAAATCTAAACAATACTTTGAATAATGTAACAGATAAAGATGTATTCGATGTTCAAGCATCCGCAGGATATGAAGCATTTGATCTTTAACTTAATGGAGTAAATTATGGCATTACCTAAAATTATGTTTCCTCAGTTTGAATTGACTGTCCCTTCGAATGGTAAAAAGGTTAAATTTAGACAATTTCTTGTGAAAGAAGAAAAAATCCTACTAGTCGCGAAATCTAGCGAAGAAGATAAAGATATTTTACGAGCGATTAAACAGGTTGTTCAAAACTGTTGCCTTGATGATACGTTTGATATCGACAAGGTTTCGGTATTCGATTTAGAATATCTTTTCCTGAAGCTCCGCGCAATATCAGTAACAAATATTGTAAAGCTCTCGTTCAAAGATTTCGAGGACGAGAAAATCTATGACTTTGAGATCGACCTGAATAAGATCGAGATTGATATGCCAAAGGAAGTTAACAATAAGATTAACATCGTCGACAAAAACGGCATCGTATTACGTTATCCACCAGCCAGCATTTATTCTGATGATGAGTTCCTAAGCTCCACGGCTGAGGAAGCGAACATGGAACTAATTTTGCGCTGTGTTGATAAGATCTACGATGCGGAAACAGTTTATGAACCAAGCAATTTTAGTAAAGAAGAAATCGTAGAATATCTAGACTTGATCGACATTAAGTCGTTCGAAAAGATTAACGAGTTTTTATCTTCCGCACCGAAGTTGAAGCACACGATTACCTATAAGAATTCTCTCGGTAACGATAGAAAAATTGAACTTAGTACGTTAAATGATTTTTTTACGCTGCGCTGAGTCATAATACACTTGAGAACTACCATACTACAGTATTCAGTTTGATTCAGCACCATAAATATTCGATAAAAGAAATTGAGGATTTGGTTCCATACGAACGTGATTTGTATTATACATTTTTAATGGATTACCTCAGCAGACTAGAGGAAAATACAAGAAATGCCTAAATTCGGATCACAAGACGACGAACCAGTGGTAGCAAAGCCAGCAATGGACGAGCTACCACCTCCTACGAAACCATCAGTGGTTGCTGCAACATCTGCATATACTGCTAGTGCACCATCGTATTCATATTCTTCACCAGCGTCATCAGTACGTCCAGTAGAATCTGAAGCAGCGCAGCTAGCTCGTATTGAGTTAGAAAAGAAGCAATGGGAAGCGCAGAACGCAAAGCAGGAAGAGCCATGGATGAAGTCTATGTGGCGTCCTGCTATGGGCTGGCTCTACATGGCTATGTGTGCATGCGACTTTATCGTATTCCCAATTATCGCAATGTTTATGCCACAATTTATTAAAGGTATGGCGTATATTCCATGGAAGTCACTCACACTGGATAATGGTGGATTAATTCATATGGCGTTTGGTGCAATTCTTGGCGTTGCTGCGTGGACCAGAGGACAGGAAAAGATTGCAGGTAAGCAGTAATGCTTGGAAAAATAGGAGCAGCGGTCGGAGGCGCAGGATTAAGTTTACTTGCGACCGCTGGTAAAGGTTTCTTAGAAGGGGCAGTTGGTAAAACCGTTTCTGGCGGTATCAGATCTGGTTTTTCTCGTCCGCGCTCGGGCGCTCGAAAGAGCGGTCGCCAAACAGGATTAACTGGTGACTCTAAAACTGACAGTTTAAATACTACAAGAGACTTTCAAGGCGACTTCGGCGAACAAAAAGAAACATTAAAAAGTATATCGCAAGAAGCTGCAATATTAAGAGAGTCAGCGACTCAAGTTGGTCTGTTAATAACAAAGAATAATATTCTTTTAAGTCAAATAGCCAATAAAGTTGGAAACCAATCCCAAAAAAAGATAGACGATTTAGTTAAAAAAGCATTAACTGCTGCTGGCGTTCTTGGCGCTGGTGCAGCTGCTGGTGCTGCGGTTGGTAAAAAAGCAGCTCCTCCTGCAGGATCGACTCCAAAGTCAAGCCCAAAGGGAAGAATCGCTGGCGGTATTGGTGGACTTCTTGGTGGTTTGGGTTTAGATTATGCAGCAGATAAAGCTAGCGAAGCTGGGCATGAAAAAACAGCAGGAACGTTAGGAACTGCTAGTTATGCTGCGAGCGGAGCTGGTATTGGCGGAACGATCGGTGGTGCTAGAGGAGCTTTGATTGGCGGAGCTCTTGGTGGATTGTATGGTCTCTATCAAAATTGGAATAAATTTGGTGGGGGCGGATCTACTAATGCAGCCAATTTCAGTTCTAAAAAAGAAATTATTTTTAAAGCTGATAAAATAACTTTTGAAACTAAAAATTTATCAAGCACTGGTGGCGGTCCTGGAGGTTCATCATCCATTTCAGCTAATATACCAGTTACTGGTGGCGGACCTAGTAGTGGGCAAGGTCTAACACCAGGAGCGGCTGCAACTGGTAGTGCTGCTGAAGCTATTCAATTTTTCCAATCAAGAGGCTGGACTCGCGAACAAGCCGCAGGTATAGCAGCCAACATCAAAGCAGAATCAAATTTCAAAACTAACGCAGTTGGTGACGGTGGTAGAGCATATGGTATCGCTCAGTGGCATCCAGATCGCCAAAGAAATTTCCAGAAAGTTTTTGGAAAAGATATACGCCAATCAACATTCCAAGAACAATTAGCATTTATTGATTGGGAATTAAGAAACACAGAAAGCAGAGCTGGTAATAATTTAAGAAATGCTGGAAGCGCAGCTGAAGCTGCAGCCATCGTACAAAATCAATACGAAAGACCCGCAAATAAAGATACAAGACTTAGAGCTTCTATTGCTATGGGGTTTGCTGGTGAGGGGTCTGGTAGTACAGGTGTTATGGCTGAAAGAGTTTCTCCTATGCAAACGGGACCAGCTGGCGCTGGCGGTTCTATTAGACCACAATCGCTGGGAGGCGGAACTGGAGAAAATGGTCGCTTAGACGCTGCTTCATTAACTACTATCGGTAGCGGTCATAAACTTGAAAGTAGTGCTGCAGCTGCATATCAGCGTATGGTTGAGGCTGCTCGAGCAGATGGAGTTATTTGGGGAATAACAGATTCATATAGAACATATGCTGCTCAAGTTGATGTTGCTAGAAGAAAAGGTCTGTATTCACAAGGCGGTCTTGCTGCTCGTCCTGGAACTTCTAATCATGGTTGGGGTAGAGCTGTTGACCTTAAATTAGATGCAAAATCAAGTCGCTGGTTGCAACAAAATGCTGGTATGTATGGCTTTAGAACAATTGCTAGAGAGCCATGGCACTGGGAGTATACAGGAGGTGGTGCACCAACTCAAGTTGCTTCGGGAGGACAAACTTATACTGGCGGTGGTGCTGGCGCTGGTGGTTCAATACGCCCACAAAGTGGTCCTGGTTCCCGCACACCTGGATATGGAGACATTCCAGCTTTCGGTGCTATGCCAGTTTCGGGCGTGGGTTTACCTTCAGGATTTAATCTTGGTATGATTGGCGGTCGAGTTTCGCCAGCCGCTGGTCGTGTATTGACCGCTGGTAGAGGCGAATATCAGTCAAACGGTCAACCTCTGTATAATCCAGACGGTTCAATCAACTGGGGCAACCCAGATAATCCTGCTGACTTTTTCCGAGCTGACCAAGCACGTATGTCTGGAGCTGGTAGAGTTATGGCACAGGGTGGTTCGGTTGGCGCTGGCGGAAAAGGAAGCAAGAAAAAACCAGTTCCTAAAAAGAAAGTTGATCTTGGTCCAGCTTCAATGTATGGCGAATCTGATTCAGAATATAGAGCAAGACAAGCAGCAAAAGATACAGCTATAGCTGAAGGCGCTCCTGGGTATGAAGGTGTTCCTGGTAAAATTCTTACTCATGCACAAAAACAAGTTTCAGATTTAGAAGCTGAGAGAGTTAGAAGAGGAATAGAAGAAGAATCAATAGATGATGCCGATCGTATACGAGCAGAGGGCGAAAGAGCAAAGTTAGTACAAGACGCAGAAATTACTAAAAAGGCTCAGGCTGGTCAATCATTATCTGAAATGAGACAAGGTGGCAGCGGCGCTGCTATGACTCTTAGAAACGCTCGTATGGGTCGTCCTCTCGGTCCAGAAAAACAACGCGAAGAAGCGGCAGCAATAGCAAGAGCTGCGCAAGCAACTCCTGGCGAGTCTATGGATGCTGAGTTAGTCGGTGGCGTCGAAGGATTTAATGCGCAAGATTTCACCAAAGCATATAAGTTACAAAGAGCTCCTGATACCGCATCAAGTGCATCGATGGGAGCTGGACCTGGTGGCGCTGATTTAAATAGAGTAACTGACACGCAAGCTCTACAAAGAATGTCGGAAGATCATTCTAATTATATGAGAGCTCAGTTTGAAAAACAATCTAGTTCTGCTGCTTCAGCAGTTGGTGAAGCTGATAAGCCATGGACCCCAGAGTCAGATAAAAAGACAGAGCCGCAAAAACCAACACCACCTCCACCAATGTATGATTTGAATAAATTGTTTAGTGAAACATCTTTCGGTGTTGGCGCATGACAAAGGAAAATAAATGGCTATCCTAGATAAACTCGCATCCAACCCCGACGATTCTCTTAAAGCAAGAGCATTAAAGGCAACGGGTAGAGCCGTTTATGGCGGTATAAGAGGAGTTGCTGCGACAGCAGGAGAAGGATTTTTACGAGGAGCAGTCGGAGGAACAGTTTCATCTGGTATCATCGCGGGGCTTTCACATAAAAAGCCAGAAGATGAAGATAAAGATTTAAAACAGATAAAATTATTTAGAGAATTACAATCTGATCTTGGAACTCAAAGTGAAATCCTAAAAGACATTCAATTTGATCTGGCTTCTACTAATCAAATTATGAGGGATATTGGTGTTCTTCTTTTACAGAGTAACATTAGTCTTAGTAAGATAGCCGATAAATTACCAGGCTCTTTGGAAAATTTGGTAGGAGATGCAATTAAAGGAGCTCTTGGTGGCGTCGCTGGTAGAGCTGCCGCCTCTGCATTAGGAGCTGGGGCTGTAGGTGCTGCAGCTGCTGGTGCGGCTGGCGCTGCTGGTATTGCTGCTGCAAGTAACGCATCAAAGGCTGTTCAAGCTACAAAAGGATTAGCTTCCGCTGCTGGTAAAAGAATTCCTCTAATTGGTGGATTACTTTCTGGTGGTATGGAGTATGCTGAAGACGGCGATCTATTAAAATCTATATTCGTAGGTGGTGGTTCTTTTCTTGGCGGCGCTGCTGGCGCAGTAGGAGGTTCTTTAGCGGGACCAGTTGGAACAGTTGCTGGTGGTATCGGCGGTAGCTATGCGGGTGAAAGTGGTGGGCGCTGGTTATACGAAAAACTTTTTGGTTCTAGCGATAAAACGGAAAAGATGGCGGAGCTAGCTAAGAAAGAAGAAGAAAAAGAAAAAGCGAATAAAGAAGCAGCTGCTGCTGAAAAAGAAACTATTAATTTTAATTCTAAAGAAATTATATTCAAAGCAGATGATATAAAATTTACTGCTACTGGAAGTTCTCAGCAACAAGGTCTACAACAAACTACTACTAGCTCGCCACCACCAGCAACATCACAATCAAATAATGGTGGCGGAGGTCAATCTATTTCAGCCAATATGCCAGTTACTGGCGGCGGTCCTCCAGCTACTGGAGCTAGTCCTGTTAGTGGCGCTGTCCCTATGGCGGCTGCTGCTGGCGCTGCTGGAGCTACTGCTGGCGCTGCTCCGTCATCTGGGACGGGAGCTAGATCGGCTAGCCGAGTAACACCAGGCGATAAAAGTTTATTTGGTGAAAGTGGCGATATAAAATTACCATCTTCTGTAGGTAGTAAACCCGCTGCTCAAGAACCAATGGCTGATCTTACTGGCGGCGCGGACATCGCTGGTGGTGGGGCTATGATGGCTTCTGATAAACCAGCAGCTACTCCAGTTGTTAGAGAGCCAATGGCTGATCTTACTGGCGGTATGGATATCGCTGGCGGCGGCGCGACGGCTTCTGGAACTGTAGCTGAAGCAATGACTAAAAAGCCAAGTAAAGAATGGACAGATTTCAAACTCGGACCAGACAAACCAAGCAAACCAGCTGCAAAAAAACCTAAACTCGTAGCTAAACCAGCTGGAACAAATTTTAGCGCTGATGAAGCTCGTGTTAAAGGTCTTTGGGAAGCATATAATCGTTCTATGCAGGATGATGGCGGCGGTCGTGGTGAGTTATTCGTTGCAGCTGACAAAGCTCAAAGAGAACTTGATGCTAAAAAAGCAGCTGCCTC